GCTGCTGGTACAAGAGCAAGAAAAGCACTAGCAGAGATTGCTAAGTTATGCAAAGACCGCCGTGCAGAAATTCAAGAAGTCAAAAACGGATCATAAATAAAAATGGCAGGCACTATAGAGAAGACAGTTTTTAGTGATTTTGACAGCCTCTTTGTCACAAATCCAATCACTAAGCAACTGTCAGTAAACAAGAACAGAGAAGCAGTGAAGGAATCGGTCAAGAATCTAATTCTTACTGATTACTTTGAGCGTCCATTCAAGTCTGATATCGGATGCTCTATTCGCTCGTATCTCTTTGAATTGTGGTCGCCCGCTCTAAAACAAACTATGGAAAATGCTGTTCGTGAAGTCATAGCTAACTATGAGCCACGAGCCGATTTATTAGAAGTGCATGTTGAGGACAATTCGGATAGAAACGCTATCACCGTAACTGTTGTTTTCTCTGTTCGTAATGACCCCACACCTGTTATTCTAAATGTAATTCTAGAGAGAGTTAGGTAATGGCTGCCAATACATATCTACAAGTAACCGAAGTCGATTTTGAAGACATTCGTACAAATTTAAAAAATTTTCTAAGCGCACAGTCACAGTTTCAAGACTACGATTTTGAAGGTAGTAACATGGCGGTGCTGTTGGATATTCTTGCATACAATACACACTACAATGCATTCTACACGAACATGATTGCAAACGAAATGTTCTTGGACACTGCACAGCAAAGAGATAGTGTTGTATCAAGATCAAAAGAACTTGGCTATGTCTCACGTTCAGCAAGAGGCGCTACAGCTAACGTGACAATCACATTCACTGGAATTGCAAACACAGTGTCAGAATTTACGATTCCAAAGAATAGTAAGTTTACCACGACTATTGATGACATTGCATATACATTTGTCACACCACAAGCGGAGATCGTCAGGAATTCATCAAATACGTTCAGTAAAGCAATATCCATCACCGAAGGTGAACCTCTCACATATCGCTTCACAGTATCAGATTCAAATCCACAAAGATATGCTCTTCCAAACAAAAATGTTGATACAAGAAGTATTTCAGTAAGAGTACAGGAGTCTGCTACAAACTTAGCAAATACAACTTTTACAGAAGCGACAAACATTACCGCAGTCACTTCAACAAGTCCTGTATACTACATTCAAGAATGTGCTGATCAACAGTTTGAGTTATACTTCTCAACTGGCGCACTTGGCAAGCCTTTGAAGAATGGTCAGATTATTATTGTAGACTATCGTGTCTGTAATGGCTCTGATACAAACGGTGCAAACACATTTACTGTTGACACACTTAATATTACGCCAAGCTTTACTTCTACTTCACTGACTGTGAACAAAGTTGCAAGAGGCGGACATGAAATTGAAAGTGTCGAATCTATCAAGTTTCAAGCGCCAAGAAACTTTGAGGTGCAGAACAGAGCGGTTATCAAGAATGACTATGACAGAATCCTGTTGAACGAGAATACAGACCTACAGTCAGTTACAGCATTTGGCGGCGAACTTGCTAGCCCACCAACTTTTGGTAAAGTGTTTATTGCAGTGAAGCCATTTGGTGAACAGTTTGTGACCGCTGTTCGTAAGACAGAAATTCGTGAAAGTATTCTAGACAGAACACCTCTCGGTATTGATCCTGTTATGATTGATGCTGACTTCATTCATATCATTCCTACAATCACCTGTGTATATGATCAGTTGAAGACAACTCTTACAGCGGCTTCAACTGTAGCGGCTGTAAAGACTGCTATTGATGCATTCGATGAAAAGAACTTAGAGAGATTTGGCAATAAGCTAAGATACTCTCGCTTTGTTCGTGCGCTAGACAATGTGAATGAATCTATTCTAAACACTGAAGCATCTTTGAAGATTCAAAAGAGATTTGTACCAGATACTCAGCGTCAACAAAAAGTAGAGCAAAGATTTAGTAACGCTCTTCGGCCGGGTACTTTGGAATCTACCGAGTTTACATTCCAGAACTTTCAGTGCTTCTTCTCAGACGATAGCAATGGCACTGTAAGTATCGCTCGATTTAATGATAATAAAGTTAAAGTAAATGTTATCGCAAACGCAGGGACAATCAACTACGATACAGGTCTTCTAGAGGTCGAAAACTTCAAGCCCACAGCTTTTGATGGAATTGAAATGAAAGTTTCTGCGGAACCTGTTAATCTCGACATCACACCAGTTCGTGAGCAAATCCTTATTATGAAGGGTGCTGACGCAACAATTACAGCGAGACCGGAATTAGCGTAACATGGCAATCAATGAAAAGCTTTCATCACTAGTTCAGAATCAGTTTCCTTCTTTTTATCAAGAAGAGGGCCCAAACTTTATTGCCTTTATCAAGGCATACTATGAGTATTTGGAGCAAACTGATAAGCAACAGCATGAACTAAAAAAGCTAGTTGAATATAAAGATATTGATGACACTCTTGATGAGTATATTGAATATTTTCGTAGAACATTATTAGCAGAGATTCCTGAGACAATCGTTGCTGATAAAAGACTTCTTGCTAAAAATATTAAAGACTTCTATCAATCTAAAGGCACAAAACTATCTTATGAATTACTTTTTCGTATTCTCTACAATGAAGACGTTGAGGTAAACTATCCTGCTGACCAGATTTTAAAAGTATCTGATGGTGACTGGAGAATTGATAGATATGTCACAACTACACATGATAGAAACAATCTAACTTTCATTGGCAAAACAGTTACAGGACAAGACTCTGGTGCTACTGCGCTTGTTGAAAATGTCGTAAAGAGAACTATTCGTAACAGAGTTATTGATCAGATTTATCTATCAAATATTAAAGGAACATTCGCTCACTTAGAACCTATCTCATTGTCTGGTACTAGTGGTACTCCTCATACGCCTATCATTGAGGCTGGTATTTCTGGCTTTACAATCGTGTCACCTGGTGGTAGATATAATCAAGGTGATGTTGTTGAAATTCTATCAGACGACATTGGTAAGTTTGGTAAAGTCGTTGTCATTTCAACAGAAGACTTGCAAGGTGCTATTTCATTCTCTCTGATTGACGGCGGGTCTGGCTACTCTTCAAGTGTAAATGACTCAACTGTTATCAATCTGATTGGTGGTGATGGTTCTTCTCCTGCAAGCTTTACAATCGAAAGAGGCGATCTAAACGATACTTTTTCGATTTCTTTGAATATCAATCTAGTCGAAAGTAACAATGTATTCGGTCAACTTGCTCCCACTATTTCTGGTGTGGGTAGAATGGACAAATTCTCGAATACACTACTCTCAAGTCCCGACTTTGGATTTCAAGAATCTGGTGAAACTGTCACCGCTGGTAGAGATTTTAGATCACACTCAAATGCAGTAATTGTTCTTGCAAACACCTCCAATCCTGGTCTTGTAGTGAATGATAGTTTGTTTGGTGTAACATCTGGCGCAAACGGAAAAATCACTGCAATCAGACGGGCGCATAATAGTGCTAATGTCATTCTTGCAATCGACGGTTTCAAAAACTTCACTGGTGGTGAACTTGTAAGAAAGGGAACAGCCAGCGGAAATACGATGGGTTCTGTTTCTCAGTTTTCTGGAAACACAATCGGCTATCATGTTTTACAGTTTGGTAATGTAGCTGGACAAGTCGTAACTGCTGGTCAAGAACTTGTAGGAAGAACATCTGGTGCTTTTGGTGTTGTAAAGAAAGTCGTAAATACAGCGGCTAACGGATATTCTCGTGGCGCTGGTGGTGCTGACGATAGAGACTTGGTGACAGTTCAAGTTACTTCAAATACTACTGCCAATCTAACTTCTCAGTTTGATGTTGGTCCAATGAGATCATTCTTAGAGAATGAAGGCTTGAGAATCGTTGGTGCAAATACTACTGTTGGTAACGTAGTATCAACGACATCAAACACAAAGATTGAAAATATTCATACGAAACTTAGTGACTCTCTTCTCTTTGAGGCGGCAACAATTGGCACAATTGCAAAGATTTCAAGTCGTGTTGGTGGTTCTGGTTTCAGTGTTGCGCCTACGATCAGTGTTATTGATACAAGCGTATCAGCACTTGGTATCGGTGAACAATATCTCACTCTGCACTATGACGATCAAAACTTTGGCACAGGCAACTCATCAATTACTCTCATTGATACAAATGACAGAGTATCACAAGCAAACACAAATGCATCTGGTGATGTAAAACAGAGGGTATCTAACAGAGTATTTGCAAACGGCACTTACGAGATCGTGGTTCGTGTCTGGCAAGACGAACTACAGAGATCGCCAGGAAACATCACATTTGCAAATAATCAGCATCTAGATGTTCTGTTCTTTACTGATGCATCACAGTCAACGCAAGAAAATGGCAGCCCAGGTGTTGCAAAGATTGTCAGCATACAAGATGAAGGCATTCTTGGAAGAAACGCAAACATTACTGCATCAGTAGGTGCTAATGGTACGATTACTGCATTGAGAATGGTTGACTCCGGTTTCTCATATAAGAACAACGAACTAGTTCGTCTAAAAGAAACAACTCATCCTGATGCACTTCAAGCCACGGCTCGTCTTACTCTCAATGATGTTGCGAATGCTGAAGGCTACTACGCCTCTTCAAGAAGTCATGTATCATCAAAGAGAGGATTTATTCAAGATAGTAGATTCTATCAAGAGTTCTCTTACGAGGTTGAAGCGGCTGTTGCGCTTAACAGATATAGAGATATTGCTCTTAGGCTTGTTCACCCCGCAGGTCAGGCATTGTTTGGCAAGTTTAAATCTGCTTCGAATGTCGATGTGAATATTGGGGTCACAAAAGTAACGCAGAAAAGAGAATCTTCAAATGGTACAATAGCTATTACAAAGCCAAAAGCAAGCGGAACTGTGGCTCTATCAAATAATTCTTTTAATATTATAGGAACAAGCACAAGTCTTTCAACTCAATTTGCTAATAATAGTTCTATGCTTATCGAGTCTGCACACGATAAGTTCTTTGAAGTAAGACTAAATAAGAGTAGTAACGCAACTTTTGCAAACATGTCTTCTGCCTGGGTATACGGTGCAGTTACAGGAGCAAATGTTTACTACGCAAACGCATTTAACATTGTTGGTACCTCAACTACGTTTACATCAGAATTTGCGAACGGCGATACAATCATTATTGAAACTGCCGATAACGTATTCAAGGCAACAACACTAAATAAAGTAAATAGTGCAACAAGCGCCAATCTCGTCGCTAACTGGACACTAGCAGATATAACTGGCGCTAACGCTTATCATTATACAGGGAATATTGCATAATGCCTGCATTTACTAGTAAAGAAATGAGCATCATGAATGCAAAGGCTTTTGTTGAGTCTTTGTCTCGTCAAGATGGTAGATCAACAAAAGAATCAAATGTTCTTTATGTAGTTCTTGGTAATCAAAATGAATATACAACTGAACCTACTGCTCCTACTCCTATCGAAACAGATGCGTATAAGCAAAGAGAGCTTTGGCGTCAAGCGATTGGTGCTAAAAAGATTACTACTGGTGATGTAAGTCATGTTGTTCCAAGACATAACTGGGAGACTGGCAGAGTTTATGCAATGTATCGTGACTCTGATACAAATCTTCATACTCGCTCTTACTATGTTATGACAGATGAAAACAACGTATACAAGTGTCTGTATAATAATGAAGGTGCGGCATCTACAATCAAGCCGACAGATTTTTCTACTCTTCCATTTACTACATCTGATGGTTATATGTGGAAGTACATGTATACAATCTCATTGGGTGAAGCAGATAAGTTTCTAACTGCATCTCATATGCCTGTGAAAAATATATCAGCTACTGATGGTTCTGTTGAGGGTGATAGGCAAGTTGCAGTTCAAAATGCGGCTGTTAATGGTTCTATTGAAGTCATTGAAACAAATAATAAAGGCAGTGGATATCAGCAACTTGCTAACGGTGTAGTTCTTTCAACAACATCTACAACTCTCAGACTGTCAGCCGCTGGCGATAATCCTCCATCGTCTGTTGATAACTTCTACAACAACTCAAGTGTTTATATCAGCACAGGAACTGGAGCAGGTCAGCTTAGAAGAATCACAAACTATGCAGGATCAACTAAAACTCTGACTGTAAACTCAGCATTTACAACTCTAGCAAACACAGACTCAAGGGTGATCATTTCACCTAGTGTTCTAGTCAGAGGTGATGGACGAGGCGCACTTGCATATTCTGAAGTCAATGCATCTGGTCAGATCGCTAACGTGAATGTGATTAATGTTGGTCAACAATATTCTGAAGCATCTGTTCTTATTGTTGCAAACAGTGTTCATGGCACTGGCGCAACTGCAAACGCTGTCATTTCACCTCTTGGCGGCCATGGTTCAGATCCCGTTCGTGAACTTGGTGGTGATAAGATTCTTCTAAACACAGAACTAGAGGGTTCACTTGGAGTGTCTGCTAACGGTAACGGATATATTCCTGCAAACACAGATTTCAGATCGATTAGTATTCTAAAAGATCCTATTCTAAAATGTGACTCAAACAATAACTTTGTGTCAACAGAGCATGTAGCAAACACTTCAAATAGTCCTAGCACACTCAGACTCACGACAAGAGCATTGGTATCATATCAGCAAATGAGTGGTAGCAATCCAGTAAATGAAATCGTCGCAGAAGAAACACTAACAAATGAAAGAATGCGTCTGTTGTGTGAACTTGGAGAACTAAACTTCATCACAGAACTAAATCCAACGCTAAGAGCAAATCAATCAGCTAATAATGCAGTGTTTGGTGCAAACGGAAATGTTGTATTTACAAAGAGAGATGAGACAGAATCTGATACATCCTTCTTTAATATCTATATAAATAATGTACAGAGCGACGGTAATAGAGTTCCGTTTACGAATGATGATGTAATTCTAAAAAGAGATAGTGCTACAAAAATCGCAACAATTTCTTCGATTAAAGGTCCAGAAGCAAACACATTCTCGGGTGAGTTTATCTACACAGAGAACGTACAGAAAGTTACAAGAGACATCGACCAGACTGAAGATATTAAAATCATTCTGGATTTCTAAAGGGTAAAGGCAGTTAAATGATTGAAACAAATCTAAATCAAAGTCCATACTATGACGATTTTACTGAAAGTAAAAACTTTCATCGTATTCTATTTCGTCCCGGCTTTGCTGTTCAGGCAAGAGAACTAACACAACTACAGTCTATTCTTCAGAATCAGACTGAACGTCTTGCTGACGAATTTCTAAGAGATGGTACAATCATCACTGGCTCGCCAATCAAGACCGAGACTGTTGACTTTGTAAAGCTTAGAGACAAAGATGCAAACAATCGTGTCATGCTTCTAGGCGACTTCTTCACTAGTGGTAAAATTGCGAATGCAGTCGTTACTGGTGAAACATCTGGAATGACTGCCCAACTTATCGACGCAAAAGAAGGTTCTGAAGCTGCCGATCCTAACTTCTTGTCGATCTTTGTTCAGTACACAAACGCTGGTTCTAATAACACAACCAGGGCATTTAGCGACAATGAAACACTTATTGTTCGCAACAGAAGCGACAACTCTTTCAAAGTTGCCGCAAATACAATCACATCTGGCGCTACAGGCAAGGGCTTTAGAGCGACAGTTGGTGATGGTGTTCTTTATCACAAAGGTTCATTCATTAAGATTGCACCTCAGAGTACTATTGTAAACAAATATGATTCAACTCCAAGCGCACAAATTGGATTCGAATCAAAAGAATCAACTATCGACTCAAATCAAGACAGTTCACTTCTTGACAATGCAACTGGTGCTACCAACTTCGCCGCACCTGGTGCTGATCGTCTAAAGATTGTTCCTACTCTTGTATCTAGACCTATCAATTCAGCAAATACTACAACATTTGTGACACTCGCTGAAATCACTGATGGTGTTATTACAAAGAAGAATACTGACACAGTATACTCTGACTTGGGTCGTTATATTGCTAACAGAACATTTGAAACAAATGGCAACTATGCTATTAATCCTTTCAATGTTCGTATCCGTGAACATCTGAAGTCTGGCACAAATCTTGGTCGCTACTCAGATGGTAACTATCTTAAACTTGTTGCTGAAATCGAAAAGGGCGCTGGCTATGTTAATGGCAATCGTGTTGAACTTATTAACCCACTTTACAAAGATGTTGACAAAGCCACTGACTTTGAGACAAAAGATGCAAGAGTACTGTCACAGGGCTTCGGTAATTACGTCATCGCAAAGGAAGTCGTAGGCACTTGGGACTTCCAAGGTCTTCGTGAAGTTTCTCTAAGAGATGGCGCACAGAAAGGTATCTCTGGCAAAAATCTTGGCGCACAAGGTGCCCAGGGTGCTGAAATCGGTACTGCGAGAGTTCGTGGTTTCCAATATCACAGCGGTACTCCTGGCACATTTAACGGTCAGTTCCGTATCTATCTGTTCGATGTTCAAATGAATGCAGGCAAGTCGTTCTCACAGGTTCGTGGTATCTATGAGAACAACAGTTCTGGTCCTAAGTCGATGGCAGATATTGTACTAGAAGGTACACCCGCTGTTGCTAAACTCAAAGAGCCAGGACTTAACACTCTTGTCTTCCCGTTCACTCAGAAGGGTACAAAGCAACTTACAGATTCTGCTGGCACAGTTGACACTCAGTTTGTCTTCCGCACAGAAAAGACTGTTACATTTACTAGTGGCTCTGCTACAGTATCAGCTAACTCTGCACATGCTGGTGGTACAGAAACACTCAACGAAACTGGATCTCTCACAAATACTGAAGAGAGAAATGTCATTGTCGTAGCGAAAGCTGAAGCAACCACTGATGCTCATACAGGTAAAGTATCTGCTATTTCTGGCAATACGATTACTGGTACAGGGACAGCATTTACCACAGCATATCAGGTTGGCGATTTCATTCGTATCACTGACGGTAGTAACACTTATAACGAACGTATCACTGCGGTTACAAACAATACTTCACTAAAGGTTGCAAATACTATTGCAGTTACCCGTTCAAGTGTATCTCTTCCGCACAGAACATTGTTCCCAACAGGTTACATCTTCGATCTATCAGGTAACGGAACGATTTCGTCTTCTTCTACGACACACACAATCAATCTACAGCAAGCGAATCTATCGTCATTCTCGGCTTCTGTATACTTCAATGTTCTTAGAACATCGGCTGTACAGACAGCAAAGACTGTAAACAAAGACAGATATGTGCATATCAATACTGGCTCACACTCAGCCAGTAAGAATGGTCCTTGGCCGCTTGGTGTATCAGATGCATTCAAACTCGTAGCAGTTTACAAAGGTTCAAACACTGGTGTTGGCACAACAGACAATGATGTTACATCACACTTTGAACTTGACACTGGTATGAAAGATGCGTTCTATGATACTTCGGCTCTTGTCAAGAAAGCTTCAAGTACACTTGACTTGACAAACTCTGGACTCATGGTTAAGTTCCACCACTTTGGTAGAGATCGCTCTCAGGGTATCGGCTTCTTGTCAGTAGACTCATATCCTGTAGATGATAGCAATACAGCTAACACTACTGCTATTGTCACACAAGATATTCCTAAGTTTGTATCACCTACAACTGGTAGAACTTTTGACTTGCGTGATGCAGTAGACTTCAGATCATTCAAAGCAAATACAGTAGCAGTTTCAACAACAGGAACGACCGCTGCCGCACCTACAAATCCCGCTACAAGCACAACTTTCGATATCGACAGTGATGGTGCATACTTCCCAACACCTGATGAAAACTTTCAGGCAGATGTTCAGTTCTATCTGCCGAGAAAAGACAGGGTTGTTGTTACTGAAGCTGGTCGCATTGAAGTCATCAAAGGTGTTCCTTCACTCTCACCAAAGACGCCTGATGAAAAAGCAGGCACGATGACAATTGCTGTTCTTGATGTTCCTGTGTATCCTTCTTTGTCTGCACAGGCAGCAAGAGCAAGCGACAGAACAGATTATCAGGTGAAACTATCACTTGAGAACAATCGCAGATATACAATGGCCGATCTAAGAGCTATTGAAAGTCGTGTTCAGAATCTAGAGTACTATTCTTCACTCAATGCTCTAGAGGCTAATGCAAGAAACAAGCAACTCTTTGATAGCACTGGTCTAGAGAGATTTAAGAACGGCTTCTTTGTAGAAAACTTTGATGGTCACAATCATGCTGACACAACAAAAGTTGGTTATAGGGCTGCTATCGATAGAAATAAGAATGAACTAAGACCTGCTTTCCGTAGAACAGACGTTGGTCTTGAGAAAGACGTATCATTTACTTCATCAAATGTTACAAAGACTGGCAACTTACTTACACTTTCATATACACATACAAACGAGTTAAAGCAACCTTTTGCAAGTAAGTTAAGAAATCCTGTACAAGAGATCACTTTCAACTGGAAAGGTGAAGTGATCCTCAATCCGCCTATGGATAATACGCCTGACATTACAACTCTGCCTGATATTCAGCTAGACTTTGATGGAATGTATGAAGCTATTGAACAGATTGCAAATGCAACAGGTTTCACAGGCATTGATTGGGGTAACTGGACAACTGTTTCGAGTGCTTCAACTCAGACAGGTAATCAGGTTACGACACAAACACAACAAATTATCAATGGTATTCAAACTTCGGTTAGCCCATCTTCACAAAACTTCAGTATTGGTGGTTTTGTAGAGAATGTCGCTGTAAGAGATTTCATGCGTTCTCGCTTGATCCAGGTAACTGGTGTTGGTATGAAGCCGAACACAAGAGTATTTGCATACTTTGATAATGAACTTGTATCTGACTTTGTAACACCAGCTAACTCTTCGTTTGCTAATACTGCGGCTGAAGGATCGACACTCACAACAGATAGTTCGGGTACAGTTCACGCTAACTTCAGACTGCCAAATACTGATACTCTAAAATTCAGAATTGGTACAAAGCGTTTTGAATTTAAAGACGTTGCTAATACGATCACTCAATCATCACTGATTACAACTTCGGCGTTTGGTGATTACACAAGCATTCCTCTCAATATTACTCAGAGGGGCGCTTCTGTAAATCTTGTTCAACCTCAGATTCAGACAAATCAGGTTCAGGATACAAGAACGCTTACAAGTTCTATTACAGTGCAGCCTCCAGAGGATAATCCTCCGCCAGAACAGACGGGTCGAGGAAATGATCCTATGTCTCAGACGTTCACTGTAGACACAGGTCCAGATGGAGAGGGTATCTTTGCAACTAAAGTTGGTGTCTTCTTTGGTAAAAAGTCAAGCACATATCCAATCACACTTCAGCTTCGTGAAGTTGAGAACGGATTCCCAACACCTATTGTTCTGCCTTTTGCATCAAAGACACTTCAACCTTCTGCTATCACTGCTAACTCGGCTGGTACAGGCGGCGGCAGTGATGAGACACAATTTGTATTCGACTCACCAGTCTTCTTGAGAGCTGGCAGAGATTACTGTATTACAATCAAGCCTGCAGGTGATAACGATGAGTATGCAGTATGGGTTGGCGCAATGGGTGGTACAGATGTTGATGACAGTCGTATCATTAACAAGCAACCTGCTTCTGGTGTTCTATTCTCATCTGCAAACGACAAATCTTGGACTGCTATTCAGAATGAAGACTTGAAGTTCAATCTATATCGTGCAAACTTCACTTCAAGCACTGGTATTGCATACGTTGAAAACAAAGAGATTGACTATCTTAACATTGATAATCTCACAGGCACGTTCAATGCTGAAGAAAAAGTAACTGGTGAATCAATTCTTGTTGTAGCGAACACACAAACACTATCAGTTGGAACCGTCATCAGAAACAAAACAAATGTCGCAAATGGAACAATTCGTTCTATCGGCACATATGGTGGTGGTCAAGTTGCAATCAAGATTGACAACAAGGGTACATTCCCAACAACTGGTGATGCAGAAAATCTTTATGTCGGAGCAAGCACATTCGTAGGTAACGTGGTATCGTTCACTGCGAACACAACATCAGGCTTCATCGATTTCTTAGATACAACAAATCTAAGAATGAATGTCAAAGGTTCTTCTGGATCATTTGCAAATGGCTTCATTCGTGGCACAGTCAGTGGTGCATCTGCAAGAGTTCTAGCGGCTAACAACTTGATTATGAATACACTTGTTCCTAAGATTCCTCAGTTGACTTACGCTAACACAAGCGCAAACTGGAGTGCTAGACTTACAAGCACTGGTGGCACCATCTCTTCTGCATTTACAGATATTGATCTCGACGTTGAGAATAACTTCCGTGATGCAGAAAAGAAAATCTTCGGTAAGACAAATGAGGCTGGACTAGCGGCTGTTTCTGGCTCTAAGAAGTCTCTTGTTCTCAAAGGCACATTCTCATCTACTGATAGCAGACTATCGCCTGTTGTAGACTTGTCAAGAACAAACGCTTATGTCGTAGAAAACATCATCAACAACTCGTTCACAAATGAAACTAACGAAACTGGTGATGCAGTAATGAGATACATTTCTAAGCCAGTCGAACTTGCTGATGGACAAGATGCTGAAGATATCAAAATCTTCTTGAGTGCTTACAAGCCATCAGGAACAGATATCAAAGTGTATTCGAGAATCCACAATGCAGAAGATTCACAGAACTTTAGTGACAAAGACTATACGCTTCTGACACAAATCACTGCATCTAATACTCTCTCTGATAGTGTCGATACTACAGACTTCAAAGAGTTTGAATACGGATTCTCTGCGAATAGTAATGGTGATAACTTCCTTGGTTCGAATGCTGATAATCAAGCGCAACTAAATAGTGCTAACAACAATGTTGTATCTTACAGAAGTTCGGATGGCTCTATTTACGCTACATACAAAACATTTGCAATCAAGATTGTGATGACAAGTAGCGGCACTAATATTGTACCCCTTGTGAAAGATATGAGAGCAATTGCACTTCAGAGATAATCATGAGAATAGGTTATGTAAAAATAAAAGATAATGAGGACCTAGTTAGAGATCAAAATAGTTCTGCTGTTTTAAATGTTGACACGGATGCTCTATCTAAATATAAAGCGAGAAGAGAACAACAAAGAAAAAAAGACAGAGAGATTGAAGACCTTAAACGAGATGTTTCTGAAATAAAATCTCTTCTCTTACAAATGATAGACAAAGAAGGTAACAAATGACTGTTGCAGTATCAAATACAAATCTGAATGATAGTTTTAATACTTGGAGATTGAATACAAATCTCGCCGCTACCACGATGAGTAACAATGTGGTAACTGTATCTAGAGCTGGTTCTGCCAACAGAGGCGGAGCGGCCAAAGGTAACGGTCATGTATCTGGTACATTTAGTGCGACTAACTTGAGAACAACAACTCTCAAGGGTGGTAACACAACTAGTGGCACTGGCGGTGCGCTAACTGTTGCGTCTAACACAACTATCTCTGGAACAAGTCTCAGCGTCTCTGCTAACGCAACATTCACTGGTAACGTCACATTCACTACTGCTGGTAATGACCGTGTGAATCTTGGTGATGTTTCCCGTGTCATTCTTAGCGGCGGTACTGCTGGTCAGTTTTTGAGACTTTCAGGTGGCACTGACAATCCAGCGTTTAAAGACTTAACTCTAAGAGATATCACCGATCTATCGACAAACGCTGCCAACTTTATTTTATCTGGCTCAAACTCATCGTTTACCGCTTTCGGTGGTCAACCAGCTATTGTGTTCTCAAATGGAACAGACAAAGCATTCTTGCACATGGCAGCCAACTCAACTGCTGGCGACTCAGGAGTTATGCTAAAGCTTGTCGATGCAGGTGGAGATAGTGAGTTTAGAATCGCAGACTCTGCAAATGTAGTTGTAGCGCATGTCAATTCTGATGGTTTAGCAAAGTTTGCGTCTAACGTACAATCAGTTGGACTTACAACAAGTGGCAACATTCTTCCAGTGGCTGATGACAGTGTAGATATTGGATCTCCAAACAGAGAGTTTCGCAACGCATTCTTTGATGGTACAGTCACAACAGATATTATTACAACAGGCACTGCTGGATCACAAGGCGTAGGATCATCTCTTATTCCTGTGTCAGATGCACTTGGTAATCTTGGTTCTGCTACTCGTAAATGGGGAACACTATTCGCCGATAATACAAATGGTGGTGCTGGTGTCTTTAATACAGTTGGTATCAGTAGTACACTCACAGCGAACGGTCTTGCATCTCTAGATGGTGGTATTGATACAGATGGTGCGTTCACTGTTGCTCATACTTCTGGTAATATTAGCACAAGCGGAACACTTAATGTAGATGGCTCTTCTACACTTAATGCTCTAACGATTACTACGTTGACAGCAAATGGTGCCGCAACATTCAATGGCAACATGACACTTGGTGATGCTCAGACAGATACAATTACAGTCAAGGGTAAGTTTGCCAATCAGTCAACAACTGGTACAGCTTCATTCAACGGTGATGTGAATCTTGGTAATGCATCTGGCGATGTTATCAAAGTTAAGGGTGTTCTTGGATCAGATATCACACCAAAGACTGGTGAAAGACATGATCTTGGTACGACATCAAGCAGATATCATCAAATTTTTGCGAACACACTCTTTGCAAATACAGTCGCTACAGACAATGATCTCACAGTTGGTGGTGATCTAACAGTCTCTGGTACAACTTCACTTGCATCTGGTCAGACATTCAGTTCACCTATCGGTCGCTTTACAAACCTCATCTCAACAACTTCTGCTGATTTTGAGGGCGATACAATATTGGTGATAGCACAGCCGACAGACTTACGATTACAGCACTTGTAGATTCAAGCATCTTGCCAACAGGCACAGTGAACTTGGGCGGAACATCTAACAAGTGGACAAACATCTATGCAAGTGGTAGTCTTTTTGTAGATACAAACGCAGACATTGATGGTAACATCACTAATGATGGCACAATCGTTGTAAGTTCTAACGGTAAGCTACACGCAAACAATGCTATTACCGCAAAGACAATCACAACTACGATGATCGCTAATACACTAACAGCGGCTTTGACTACCGCTGGCAGTGCAACGCAAGTTCCAATCATTACTGTAAATGATAGAGGACAAGTGATTGGTATTTCAAATACAAATGTTGAGGGTGTGTCGAATATCGATTACACACAATCAAATAATGTCATTACAGTAACTACACAAGGCGGAACGACACACAAAGCATTCATTGATACTGCTACAACTACATCTAGCACAGGTCGTGGTCTTGCATCATTTAACTCAAACGACTTCTCACTTTCAAGTGGACATGTCTCTCTTGACGACAATGTTGTTAAAACTGCCGCTTCTGATTCAGGAACAGCGACAGCGGCAAGTCATGGATTTACATTCTCTGGTGGAGAAGGTATCGATACAAGCGCAACTGGTTCAACAGTAACAATCGCTGGTGAAGATGCAAGCACTTCAAACAAAGGTATCGCATCATTCGATAGTGATGACTTCAGTGTATCTTCTGGCGCAGTTTCACTCAAAAATGCCACAACCGGCGCTGTTCTTGCAATCTCAGCGACAGCAAATGAGACAACGGTATCTCGTTCTGACGGTACAGTTACAATTGGTTTGCCAGATGATGTGACGATCGGTGGTCAGTTAAATGTTGGTGAGAATGTTGTTGTTACTGGTAACTTAACTGTATCAGGAACTACAACAACTGTCAATACTGAAACTGTAAATATTGCTGATAACATTATTGTTCTAAACAGCAATGCAACTGGCACACCTTCTCAAGATGGTGGTATCACCATTGAACGTGGAGATGAAGTCAACTACTCATTCTTGTTTGATGAGACAAATCATAGATGGACACTTGACGATAGAAACCTAGTAGCGAACACCTTCATTGGTAATCTTACAGGTTCTGCTTCTGCCGTTGATGACAATGCTGTTGCTCTCGGCACGAAGACAACTGGCAACTATGTTGCAACAATCACCGCTGGTTCAGGTATTGACACAACTGGCGCCGCAACTGGTGAAGGCATTGCTCATTCAATTTCAATCGAATCAGACTTGCGTGGCGATGTTACAAAAATCGGTCAAGATACAAATGACTACTACGATATCACAGCGACAGCACATGACTTCTATCTAGATGGTGTTCTAGATATGCGTCTCACAAGTGATGGTGACTTGCATGTCGATGGCGATGTTATTTCAGAATCATCTGTCACTTCATCAGATATCAATCTTAAAGAGAATGTCAGCGTCATTGATGACGCAATGAATAAAGTTGAACAGCTAAATGGTGTTGAGTTCAACTGGAAGAGTAGCGGAAAGAAAAGTGCTGGTGTTATCGCACAAGATGTTATGGAAGTTCTACCACAAGCGGTCAAAGAAGTCAGAGGACTCAAAGATGATGATCCTTACTTGACAGTTTCTTATGATCAGCTAACAGGTCTACTTATTGAAGCGGTGAAAGAATTATCAGCTAGAGTAAAAGAACTAGAGAGCAAATAATGGCGGCAGCAAAAGCAAATATCACAGTAGAACAGGGAACAGACTTCTCTACAACTCTTACTGTTGAAGATGAAAATGGCAATGCAACTAACTTGACTGGCTATACAGGCGCCGCTCAGATTAGAAAGCATTTTACATCAAACACGGCTACAGATTTTACAGTGTCGTTTGGTAGCCCTAGAACTTCTGGCGAACTAACACTGTCACTAAGCAGAACCCAGACATCAAACATTGCTGATGGTAGATATGTTTATGATGTAGAGATTACAAATGCCGCAAATACTCGCTCACGCCTAGTTCAAGGAATTGTCACGGTCACGCCTCAAGTTACAAGGTAGTTGTCTCATATAAATATATAAAAGGAGTAAGAGATGACTAGAGTAACTTTCTCACCGGGACAAGGAAACTTTCAAGCAAAATTTAAGTCTGCTTCAGAAAATGTCACGCTGAAAAATCAGGTATCAGCGGGAAGCAGACTTGATACGCTCAGTGATGTAAACACTCAAAGTCAACCCGATAACTCTATTCTTGTTTATGATAGTGCTAGTGATACTTTCGTTCAACAAGCACTAACTACTATTCAGGCTGCAAATACTTCTGTTGCTAGTGTTTCTGTCTCTGGTGACATTGCAACATTTACTAGACAAGACGGTTCTACATTTACTATGAATCTGTCTAATATCTCTGCAAACAATATCGCAGTGTCGGCAGTAAATACCAATAATAACTTTAAAGTTCCCTTTACGACTACAACCTCAGACGGCTCAACTGATGTTCGTTTACAGATTGAATCCCAGTCAAGTCAATTTGTGTATAATCCTAGTAGCGGCACTTTAAGTGCGCCAGCACTAAGTACAACTTCACTAGAAGTTTCTGATACAGCTACAATCTCTACTCTAGTTTTATCAAATGTATTAGGCACACAATACGGCGGCACAGGACTCAACTCTGTAACAAACAATGGTGTTCTAGTTGGCAAAAGTTCATCTGCATTGAACTATATTTCTGGTACTTCTGGAGAAGTCTTTCAAGTAGCCGCAAACGGAACACCAACTTTTAGTGATGTGGATGGTGGCACTTATTAATGAACAAAGAAATTGAAGTTCTTGAAACTTATATGAGACAGCAAAATAATAGAATTGCTGATTTGAATCAAGAAATATTAGTATTACAAACTAAAGTGGACATCTTAGAAAGAGGAATAGATGAACAGAATAAACTGCCTGTTCCTCCTCATGCACGGCAAGAGATTAATGATAAGGATGCTAAGATTCGTAAACTAGAAGCTGATCTTCATTTCTATAAAAAACATTTGCCACTCGAAACAATTATAAATAGAGAAAATACTAAAAAGCCAGTCCGTAAAGGTGGACAACTTAGGTAATAAAAAAATAAAGAAGGAGTGCCATAATGGCTTCTGTTATTAAAATTAAACGCAGTTCGACTAGCGGCTCCGCTCCGAGTAGCCTCGAGGCTGGTGAATTAGCTGTCAACCTGTTTGATAGAAAACTATTTGTAGGCAACTCAACTGGCGTAACTGCGATTACCTCTGATGATGCTACTACGACAACCAAAGGTGTTGCCAGTTTTTCGTCTGACAACTTTGCAGTATCATCTGGCGCAGTAACGATTAAAGATGGCGGTGTTGTTACCGCTGAACTTGCTAACGATGCCGTCACAGGTGCAAAACTTGCGGATAATGCGGTTGACTCTGAACATTACACAGATGGTTCAATTGATACTGCACACATTGGCGACAAACAAGTCAGCACTGATAAAATTGCAGATGCGGCAATCACTGCGGCTAAGATTGCGGCGGGTGGTATCGTCGCTAACACAATCGGTAACAACTCTGTTGCTCTTGGCACAAAGACAACTGGTAATTACGTTGCCACTATTGCGGCTACTGCTAACGAGACTAGCGTATCTGGCTCAGGTTCAGAGACAGCGGCAGTTACAGTTGGACTTGCAGATAACGTAACTATTCCAAACAATCTTACTGTTACAGGTAACACGGCTGTTAGTGGTAACATTACTGTTGATGGTAATCTAACTGTTGAAGGCTCAACGACATACATTTCATCTTCTACTGTACAAGTCGATGATTCACAGTTAAAACTTTCTGCGAATAACGCCGCAGACACGGTAGATACTGGTGTATATGCAAAGTATGTTGTTTCTGGTAACTCCGCTGTTCAGTTTACAGGTTACTTCAGAGATGCATCTGACAGTGGCACTTTCAAGTTCTTTACTGGTCTAGATGTGGAACCAACAACAACTGTTAATACTGGTGATACTGGCTTCAGCCTTGCACAAGTAGATGCTATCATTGATGGTGGCACATACTAAATAAAACTATACACTCGGTCTACATAGACATTAAAGAGGAGCCATACATATGGCAGCGGTAGTAAAAATAAAGCGCAGTTCTGTTCAGGACAGGGTGCCTACAACTTCACAGATTGAAGCAGGAGAACTTGCTCTTAATACAAGAGATGGTGTTCTTTATTCTACCGACGGCTCTTCTGTATTTCAAATTGGTGCAAATACTCAAAATCAAAATATCACAAACAATCTTACTGTAGGCAATGACATTACAGTAACCAATGATATCTTGCCTTCTTCAAACAATGTATCAAATATTGGAAGTGCAACAAAAAGATTTGCCGAACTATTTCTATCAGGTCAAACTATTAATCTTGGTGGCGCAACACTATCTTCTGACGGAACAGGAACATTGTCGATTTCTGCGGCAGGTGCTGTTTTGCCTGCGGGTTCAAAGGTTCAAGTCGATGACTCTACACAAACAGAACTTGCGACACTTGATGCTGCCACTGGCGCCGTCGTTGGAAAAAAGGTTAGTTTATTTCTTGCTGGTGACTTGAATAATGCCGCAAACACTTTTCAAATGAAAGTGAACAATGATAGAAGAATTTTCAGAGCGTTTACTTTAAGTGATGGCACCCCCTTAGTAGAAAACGATAATACACTATTTTCATTCTAGGATAGAGAAAAATGACAGTAAAAACCCCAATCAGAACAGTATTTGATGCTCAGAACAATGCTACAGGTCTTGCAGAGTTTCAGAGTGGAGAGAGGATTGGCATTTCACATGGCGGCACAGGTCTGCGTCAGGTCGGTACTGCTGGTCAAGTTTTAGCAGTAAACGCAAATACTAACGGTCTTGAGTATGTAGATTCTGATACTGCTACAATTAACGACAGAATGCAGGTTGCAAACACTCAAGCACTTCATACAAATGTCACAGCAAACTTAAACTCATATATCGCTAACACTAATCCTCGTATTACTAATATTCTCACAAGTGTTTCTGGCACTAACACTGCTATTCGTACTCTTGTGTCTGACAGAATGCAAGTAGCAAATACAACAACTCTTGTAAATGACAGAATGCAAGTAGCTAATGCGGTTTCAAAACTGTCAACAACTGGACAATCTATGAAAGCCACGCTTGCTATTGATAGCGAAGGCGCTTCTTCAGGTGTGAATATTGCAAACGGTGCGATTTCTATTTTCACAGCTACTGGTAATCCTGCATATGTAGATTTCTACTGTGAAGTAAGTAATGCTCACAGAACAAGGGTTAAGTCTGCCGCACATTCTGATTACTCTGGTAACATTGATCTTACACTTCCAACAACTGCTGGCACACTTGGTCTAGATGCTGACATCAAAGATCGTATGCAAGTGGCAAATACTAATACTCTTGTATCCGACAGAATGCAAGTAGCAAATGCACAGTCACTTCATACTAATATCACTGCCAATCTAAACTCATATATCGCTAACACTAATCCTCGTATCAGTAATATCCTCACAAGTGTTTCTGGTACCAACACGGCAATTCGTTCATTGGTTACAACGCAAGCTGGTCGTGTTGACAATGTTTTAACAAGCATTTCTGGCACTAACACTGCTATTCGCACACTTGTCTCTGATAGGATGCAAGTCGCTAACGCACAATCACTTCATACAAGTGTTACTGCTAATCTAAACTCTTACATTGCAAACACAAATCCCCGTATTGCTAGTAACGATACAGATATCAGCAATATTCTCACAAGTGTATCAGGCACTAATACAGCTATTCGTACTCTTGTCTCTGATAGAATGCAAGTGGCAAATACTATCGCTCTAGCTAATGCTCGTTTGGGTGCCGCAGCTACTGTTACTCTTACAGGTGATGTTACTGCTTCTGCAACTGCTTTCAGTTCTAACGCCGCATCGATTAGTACAACCATCGCATCTAACTCTGTTGATGGCAGCAAACTTACAGATAATATCACAATTGCAGAAAACCTTGTTGTCTCTGGTAACTTGACAGTTTCTGGCACACAGACGACAGTAAACTCAAATGAAGTTAATATTGGTGATGCTATTCTAACACTCAACTCTGACTTGGGCAGTGGAGTAGCGGCTTCTGAAGATGCTGGTATTTCAATCAATCGTGGTTCTGATGCAGATGTATCATTCATCTATGATGAATCCGAGAACAGATGGTCACTTGGCTCACAACAACTTGTCTCTGGCGATCTAATCCCTAACTCAGACAGTGCGGAAGACTTGGGCACAAACACTGTTCGTTGGCGCAAGTTATTTGCAGACGATATTGATGTGGGTAATGATATCTCTGTTGCTGGTGATGTTACTGTTTCTGGAACAATCAACGCTACTATTACAGGTACTTCAGATAACGCAACTGCACTTGCAACTGCCCGTGCTATTAATCTTGGTGGTGATCTGTCTGGTTCTGCGAACTTTGATGGTTCACAAGATATCACAATCAACGCTACTATTCAGAATAACTCTGTTGCGCTAGGCACAGATACAACTGGTAACTATGTAGCAAGCCTAACAGCAGGTGCCTTGATTGACCTGCAAAACAATTCTGGTGAGGGTGCAACACCTACCATTGATGTTGACCTGACAGAACTTACGGATGGCACCGCTGATATTGTTGGTTCACAAGATGAGTTAGTATATCTTGATAATGGTTCTCAGAAACGTAAACTAGTTTCAGAAATAAAAATTGGTCAATTCAATACAACTAATCAGATCGCACTTGGCACAGATACAACTGGTAACTATGTTGAAACTCTAGCCGCAGGCAATAACTCTATTGTCATTACCGGTTCTGATGCAGAAGGTTCCACTAAGACAATTTCAATTGGCGATAATATTGGCGCTAATACTTCTGGTAAAGCGGCAACTGCTGGTGATGCTGATACACTAGATGGTGTTCAAGGATCTTCATTCCTTCGTAGTGATGCGGCAGATACCAAGACATCGGGTGACTTGTCCTTCAGTGATAATGTCAAAGCCAAATTTGGTGCGGATGGCGATTTAGAGATTTATCACAACGGTTCTAATTCTGTAATACACGATAATGGCACTGGTGACCTTTTTGTAAGGACAAACCACTTCAAGCTCAACAATGCAGCCAATTCAGAAAAGTTGATACACGCCATTCAAAACGGTGCGGTTGAGCTTTACTACGACAACTCCAAGAAGCTCGAAACTGCCAGCGGTGGCATCGGTGTCACAGGCAACATCACTGTATCAGGCACAGTGGACGGTCGTGACCTTGCTACTGATGGTACAAAGCTAGATGGCATTGCATCTAGTGCAACGGCTAACCCAAATGCATTAGACAATGTATCTGAGGATACTTCACCACAACTCGGCGGCGATCTTCAGTCGAATGGCAATGATATTGATATGGCCGATAACGACAAAATTGTCGTAGGAACAGGCTCAGATTTTGAAATCTATCACAATGCCACTAACACCATTCTTGAAAACAAGACAGGTGATTTTCTCCTTAGAACACAGGGCGCTGGCGCTCTGAAGATACAAGATACTGGCGGCAATGATATAGCCACCTTTACT